TTTAACTGGTTCTCAAGGCGTTCAAGGTACTCAAGGTACTCTTGGATTACAGGGAACTATTGGTAATCAAGGTGTTACAGGTACACAAGGAAGTATAGGCGCACAAGGACAATTAGGAATTCAAGGAGTTCAGGGAACAATTGGAAATACTGGTTCCCAGGGTAGCACTGGTAGCACTGGTTCACAGGGAACCACTGGTACACAGGGATCTACAGGCGCAACTGGTTCACAAGGTATTACTGGATCACAAGGAGTACAGGGTACAACTGGGCCTCAAGGGACAACCGGTAATACTGGTTCTCAAGGTAGCACAGGTTTACAAGGTGCTGTAGGAAGTCAAGGTACTCAAGGTGTGCAAGGAACTCTTGGTAATACAGGTGCTCAAGGTCTTCAAGGTGTTCAAGGCATACAAGGTGTTTTAGGAACACAGGGATCTACTGGAACACAAGGATCAGTAGGTACACAAGGAAGTGTTGGTCTACAAGGTATAACAGGAAGCCAGGGTACAACAGGAAATACGGGAAGTCAAGGATCAACTGGCTCAACCGGTAGCCAAGGTACTACTGGAACTCAAGGTAGTACAGGTCTAACAGGTAGTCAAGGAACCCAAGGAATTCAAGGAATTTTAGGTCTTCAAGGTAGTATAGGAAGCCAAGGATCTATTGGATCCCAAGGAACTTTAGGAGCTCAAGGGTCAACCGGAGCACAAGGTACTCAGGGAACATTAGGTAATACTGGTGCACAAGGATCTACGGGTAGTACCGGAGCACAGGGTACAGTGGGTCTTCAAGGTTTAAAAGGAGATACAGGTTCCCAAGGAACAACTGGTTCTACCGGATCTCAAGGTATAACAGGTACTCAAGGGGCTACTGGCTCTCAAGGTATTCAAGGAAATGTTGGTACACAAGGAGCTACTGGATCACAAGGAAGTGTTGGATCTCAGGGTACACAAGGTATCCAAGGACAAATTGGTCCTATTGGTGTACAAGGTATACAAGGTATCCAGGGTATTACAGGTTCTCAGGGTTCAGTAGGATCTCAAGGATCTGTTGGTAGCCAGGGAACTCAAGGTGTTCAGGGTACATTAGGAAATCAAGGTACTACAGGTGCAACAGGAAGTCAGGGAACTACAGGTTCCACTGGTGCACAGGGTGCAGTTGGAACTCAGGGTACAACTGGTTTAACTGGTGCTCAAGGAACCCAAGGAATATTAGGTGTTCAAGGTACAACTGGTAGTCAAGGAACTTTAGGTAGTCAAGGAGCTGTAGGTTCACAAGGAACAGTTGGAACACAAGGAACTACAGGCAGTCAAGGTCTTACAGGAACTCAGGGTGCTACAGGTGCACAAGGATTAACTGGATCACAAGGAACACAAGGACTTTTAGGATTACAAGGAACTACAGGTGATACCGGTTCACAAGGAACTACCGGAAGTACTGGAAGTCAAGGAGCAATAGGTACTCAGGGAACTGCAGGTTTAAATGGTACTCAGGGGGCACAAGGTATTACAGGAAATACGGGTGCACAAGGAACTCAGGGAATTCAGGGTATACAAGGATTATTAGGTATACAAGGTACTCAAGGAATTCAGGGGTTACTTGGAATTCAAGGATTGCAAGGAATAACAGGAACTCAAGGCAGCACTGGTACTCAAGGTTCAATAGGTATTCAAGGTGTACAAGGAACACAAGGTGTATTAGGTAATACAGGATCTCAAGGGACAACAGGTTCAACTGGTGCCCAAGGTAGTGTTGGAAGTCAAGGAACTGCTGGATTAAATGGTAGTCAAGGTACGCAGGGTATTACTGGTAACACAGGAGCGCAAGGTACACAAGGTCTACTTGGTATTCAAGGTACACAAGGGACATTAGGTTTTCAAGGAGTAACTGGTACTCAAGGAGTTACCGGTTTGCAAGGAATTCAAGGGATTCAAGGACTTACCGGCTTACAAGGAATCCAAGGTATACAAGGTTTACTTGGATCTCAAGGAACATCAGGTAACTCAGTAACATTATTAGGTAGTGTATCTACATCTACTGCATTACCAGGATGGCCAAATTCATATACTGGAAATATAGGTGATGGATATATCACATTAGATACAGGACACTTATGGGTATGGGATGGTACTGAATGGGATGACGTAGGTAACATTACTGGACCACAAGGAGCTCAAGGTACAACGGGTATCCAAGGTGTGCAAGGAACTACAGGAATTCAAGGAGTACAGGGTACACTTGGAATCCAAGGTATTCAAGGAACATTGGGTATTCAAGGCTTTACTGGTTCCCAAGGTATTCAAGGTATTACAGGTAGTCAAGGAACTCAGGGTCTTTTAGGTATTCAAGGAGTTCAAGGATCTACTGGTACTCAAGGTTCAATAGGTGCTACTGGATCTCAGGGATCTACTGGTTCTACAGGCTCACAAGGTGCTATAGGAACCCAGGGTTCAGTAGGTTCTACTGGAGCACAAGGAGCAACAGGTCTTACAGGTTCACAAGGAACAACTGGATCTCAAGGTTCTGTTGGTAGTACGGGTTTACAAGGTTCTACTGGTGCTCAAGGTACACAAGGTACTTTAGGATTACAAGGTATCATAGGTTCTCAAGGTTCTACTGGAGCAACTGGAAGTCAAGGAGTAACTGGATCTCAAGGATCTGTGGGTGCTACTGGTGCACAAGGAAGTATTGGTGCAACAGGCAGTCAAGGAACAACCGGAGCAACTGGATCCCAAGGTGCAGTAGGCTCACAGGGAACAACTGGAAATACAGGTAGTCAAGGTTCAACTGGATCTACCGGTGCTACAGGATCTCAAGGGACTCAAGGTATACAAGGAGTAACCGGTTTACAGGGTCTTACTGGATTACAAGGAATCACAGGTAATACAGGAGCTCAAGGTAGTGTTGGTACTCAAGGTACTCAAGGTTTATTAGGTATCCAGGGTACACAAGGAGTAATTGGACTTCAAGGTACTGTAGGAGCTACAGGGTCTCAAGGTAGTACTGGATCTACCGGTAGTCAGGGAGCTGTAGGAAGTCAAGGTTCAACGGGTATAACTGGTGCACAAGGTAGCACAGGTTTAACTGGTGCGCAAGGTACAACTGGCTCTCAAGGTACTACTGGCTTAACTGGTCTGCAAGGTATCCAAGGGATTCAAGGTATTTTAGGAAATACTGGAGCTCAAGGAACTATAGGAAGTCAGGGTGCTATTGGACAACAAGGTACAACTGGGACTCAGGGTGCAATTGGTAGTCAAGGATCCGTTGGATTACAAGGAATTACCGGGACTCAAGGAACTACAGGATCTACTGGAGCCCAAGGTACCACAGGAGCCACAGGTTCCCAGGGTGCTGTTGGTTCTCAGGGAACCACAGGAACAACCGGAAGTCAAGGTAGTACAGGATCAACAGGATCACAAGGGACTACAGGTTCACAGGGAACTACTGGTTTGACTGGTAGTCAAGGGACACAAGGTACACAAGGCATACAAGGAATTCAAGGAATAACTGGTTTACAGGGACTCGTTGGAATTCAAGGTATACAAGGTATTATAGGACCTATTGGTCCACAAGGAACAACCGGTGCAACAGGTTCTCAGGGAAGTACAGGAAGTACAGGATCTCAAGGAACTACTGGTACGCAAGGTACAACAGGAACTACAGGAGCAACTGGTAGTCAGGGTACCACTGGTTCTCAGGGTATTACGGGAGCTACAGGAAGTCAAGGTATTACTGGAACACAGGGAAGCACTGGATCTACTGGAGCAACAGGTTCTCAAGGATTGACTGGTAGTCAAGGTACTACTGGCTTACAAGGTTCTACTGGTACTACAGGAGCAACCGGATCTCAAGGAACAACAGGTCTTCAAGGTTTAACAGGTCTTCAGGGTATAACTGGTGCTACTGGAGCTCAGGGTGCAATTGGTTCTACAGGTTCTCAAGGAGCCGTGGGTTCTCAAGGTACAACTGGTACAACAGGTAGTCAAGGTGCTACAGGTTCTACTGGATCACAGGGAACAATAGGTACTCAAGGAAGTACTGGAGCAACTGGATCCACAGGGGCACAAGGAACTCAAGGTATTACAGGAACTACAGGAGCTACTGGTAGCCAAGGTATTCAGGGTATTCAAGGTATAACAGGTCCATTAGGTCCTACTGGATCTCAAGGAAGCACTGGTGCTACAGGGTCACAAGGTTCAACAGGAAGTACTGGATCACAAGGTACCACCGGAACTCAGGGAACAACTGGGACAACTGGAGCTACGGGTGCACAGGGTACTACCGGATTTCAAGGAACTACTGGAACTACCGGTGCAACTGGTGCTCAAGGAGCGGTTGGTGCTCAAGGAACTACTGGAACAATAGGTGCTACTGGTTCACAAGGAGTACAAGGTATTCAAGGAAGACAAGGTACCACTGGTAGCCAGGGAACTACGGGAACTACTGGAGCTACTGGATTACAAGGTTTGACAGGTTCACAAGGTTCTACCGGAGCTACTGGTTCTCAGGGTTCTACTGGTAGTACAGGAACTCAAGGAGCTATTGGTAGTCAGGGAACTGTTGGTGCTACAGGATCACAGGGCACCACAGGTACTACAGGATCTCAAGGAGCAATTGGAGCACAAGGTAGTACAGGAACTACTGGATCTCAAGGTGCTACGGGTAGTACTGGATCTCAAGGTACTGTAGGTACACAAGGATCAATTGGTGCTACGGGTAGTCAGGGTATTACAGGTCTTCAAGGATCAACAGGTACACAAGGGATACAAGGACTTACAGGATCTACGGGTGGAACTGGAGCACAAGGTATTCAAGGTAACACAGGTTCTACTGGTAGTCAAGGCTCAACTGGTATCCAAGGATTCCAAGGAGTACTTGGTATACAGGGTCTTACAGGTCTACAAGGTGTACAAGGTGCTATTGGTATTGGTACTCAGGGTATTCAGGGTATACAAGGTCTTACTGGTCTTCAAGGTATTCAAGGCATTTTAGGATTCCAAGGTACTACTGGGACAGGTATACAAGGTACGCAAGGTACTACAGGAACAGGAACTCAAGGGGTACAGGGTGTTCAAGGACCTTCTGGTGGTGGCGGTGGTGGATCTGTATCTATCTTAGATGAAGGTACTACAGTTGTTGCAACTGCATCAGCAATAAACTTTATAGGAGCTTGTGTAACTGCAACAGATGCTGGAGGAGGACAAGCTGATATTACTCTTAAATGCGGATGTGATTATGAGTATATAAAAATTGCATCTAATTCTGGATATATTGCACTACAGGGTGTTACAAATGTTAATCAAATTTTTATTACTAATATTAATGGTGGTTGGAATACTGCTCCATGGGATAAATTTGAATTAGGTGTTGCAGGATCATTAATTACTGTACGCCCTAGTAACGTTACTGCAGGAGTACCAGGACCTACTACATTTTTTAGTGGTGATGTTATAAAATTATGCGGGACATTAATTCATGTTAATAGTGGATGTACAAATCGAGATACAGCATATGTAACAGTTTCTGTAATTTCATGTGCAGATATTACTTCAGCATCACCAGCTGTTCAAACTATTATTCCATCTACACAAGTTACATTTAACGCAGCTGGAGCAGCTTGTTTTTCAGTGTCTAAAGGTTTAAATCTTACACTTCCTGAATGTGATACTTTATTTATAGTAGGTTTATCATTTGATCAAGCAGAAGAATGTAATAGATTAATTAAGTTTACATACACATTAGATGTTGAAAGATATTGTCCAGACTTTAATCCTACACCTAATCTAATTGCTCGAAACTGTTGTGAAAATATTGTAACAGAAGTTATTCCTGCTGGTTCATTATCTGTTGGAGATTTTTATTCAGATACTGAAGGTAACTGTTGGGAAATTATAGCAGCTACAGGCGATCCTGTAGATTATATTAGAACAGTAGCACTTACATATGCTTCTTGTGCAGCATGTATATCAGAAAATGCATGCCCACAGAACATTGTCTTCACTTCTTGTTGTGAAGCACCAGAACAAACATTTACAGGATCACTTCCTGGAATTGCAATAGGTGATTCTTTTGTAGATACAAACGGATTCTGTTGGTATGCATCTGCAGGAACAAGTGCCCCAGTTACTGGACTTGTATATGTTGATACATCTTATACTGGAGAAGAATGTGGATTCTGTACAGATTCAAATCCATGTCCTACAATTTATGTACTACAACAATGTTGTAGTGGTGTTCAAATGTATGTAACTGCTGCAAGTTTAGGTTATACACCAACTACTGGTGATATAATTGTAGACACATTTGGTTTATGCTGGAATGTTAAAGATGTAACAGGAGGTGTTGCTAACATTGCAACATCAATTGTATATGCAAGTACAGATAATAATGTAGGTGATTGTGAAGCATGTTTAGCAAATAACCCATGTCCTGATAAATATGATACATGGTTTTTTACAGTAAGAAATTGTTGTACTGGTGACTCAGAAGTTGTTCAAGGACCTTGGTATCTAATAGATGCTGGACAGAATGGAATATTTTCTGCAAGTCAAATAGCAACTCCATATGTATTTGAATGTTGGGAATTGTTTAGTTGGAGTACTACAGGTACTGCTACAGTTACAATTGAGAATTTTGGTGGTGTACAGGCTAGTTGTGAAGACTGTAAAAGTAAGTTTCCATGTCCAGATTTTTATGAAGTAGAAGATTGTTGTGGATTACAATCAAATCAGGTTGTATATGCAAATGTTGGTTATGGAACAGAGGTTTATCTAGATAATTCAAATGTTTGTTGGAAAACTGTAGGTCCTAATCCTGGACCTGCTACAATTACGTTAGGCAGTGGTGGAAATTATGGAACATGTGAGAACTGTACAGCTAATTTTCCTTGTCCAGGATAAATAAATCAGTATATTTGTTGGAAAACCAACAGTATGAATAATTTATGTCAACTGGCATTAGCCAATGGAGGATCTGTAAACTATCTTACAATTCCAGGAAATATAACAGAGGGGTTAGGACTTACTAATCCCTCTATACTATACCAAGATGGTATATATCTACTTAATCTCCGGCATGTACAATATGCCTTGTATCATAGTGAAGGAGAGCAGAAGTACCAAACCATGTGGGGACCATTAGCATATCTCAATCCAGAAGATGATGTCACTCTTAGAACTACTAACTATTTATGCCAGTTAGATCCTAATACATTAGGTATTGATCTTTACAAAAAAGTAAATACATCTAAACTTGATGTAACCCCTGTATGGGAATTCATTGGATTAGAAGATGCAAGAGTTGTATACTGGGAAGATGATTTATTTCTTACAGGTGTCCGCAGGGATACAAAACCTGATGGAGAGGGTAGAATGGAATTATCCAAAATTGAATCTAATTCTGTAGAAACAGAAAGATATAGAATACAACCACCAACACATTCATACTGTGAAAAAAACTGGATGCCTATTCTTGATATGCCATTTCATTATGTTAAATGGACTAATCCAACTGAGATAGTTAAAGTTGATCCCAAAACGGGAACATCAGAAACTGTACACCTTGTAGAACAAGATATAACATTTCCAAGAGATATTAGAGGTGGATCACAAGTTATCCCATATGGTGATTATTATGTTGCTCTTACTCATGAAGTAGACTTATGGTTTAATGAACAAGGTAAGAAAGATGCACAATACTATCATAGATTCATTGTGTGGGACAAAAAGTGGAAAATAGTACATTACTCTAAGGAGTTTAAATTTATGACTGGAAACATAGAATTTTCATGTGGTCTAGCATTTGATGGACAAAGTTTTGTAATACCATTTGGATTCCAAGATTCTACAGCATTTATCTTAAAACTTCCTGAGAATGTATTTAAGTTTATGTGTAACATACCAGCAGAAGACACTGTTGTTATTCCTACTAATAAAACTACTCCAAGTAAGTTAGAGAAGTTTATTAATAATCCTACTTGCGGTAGTTGTAATATGGATCTTGCAGATTACTACTATGAACAAGGACAATATGCATCAGCACTATCTTTCTATCTTAGATCAGCAGAATTTTCAGGAAATGAAAACTATGTATATACTGCACTATTAATGGTAGCTAAATCTCTATCTAATTTAGGTAGAAGAAAAACTACTGAATATGGTTTATGGTTAAATGCTCTTGCATACAAACCTAATAGACCAGAAGCTTATTTATTTTTAAGTGAATATGCAGAACGTAATGGTAATTATGTCCAGTCTTATGCTTATGCAGTAACTGGTTTACAGTATATAAAAGGTAATTGGACTCTGGAGTCAGATAATGTAGGTTATGAAGGCCTGTATCAACTTGAGTTTCAAAAAGCTGTTGCAGCTTGGCATATTGGACGTGGTAAAGAATCTAGAGACTTATTCTTTGACTTAGTTGCAAAAGCTGACACATTATCAGAAAAATACCAAAAATTGGTACAAACAAATGTGACTTCATTGGGTTCTGGACCAGACCCATTCTTAAGATATCACAAAGGATTACATGATAAATTAAGATATAAATTTAAAGGATCAGAAACTATTACTAAAAACTATTCTCAAACATATCAAGATATGTTTACTCTTACTATGCTTAATGGTAAGAAAAAAGGTAAATACTTTGAAATTGGTGCAGCTGATCCATTCCATGGTAGTAATACAGCATTACTAGAAGAATGGGGGTGGAAAGGTACATCATTAGAAATCTTAGAACATGAGGTTGAAAAATTTAAACAACACAGAAAGAATGAAATTATTCTATGTGATGCTACAAAGTTTGATTACTCTATACTTAAAGGTCACATTGACTACTTACAAGTTGACTGTGAGCCACCCGCAACTACCTATGAGATCCTTACAATGTTACCTTGGGATCAATGTACTTTTGGGGTAATTACATATGAACATGATTACTATACGGATGTATCTAAACTCTACAGAGATAAGTCAAGAAACTTCTTGCTTAGTAGAGGTTACTTACTTGTAGCTAGTAATATTTCTCCAAATGATAACTGTCCATATGAAGATTGGTATGTACATCCTAAGCATGTTGATTCAGAAATTGTTAAGGTTATGCTAAAAGCTGATGATACAACCAAAAATGCAGAGAAGTATATGCTAGGAATGTTGTAAAATTTTTTGTATATTATAGATATGAAGTATTTTTTATATCTATTATTACTTGTTTCAGTTAGTTCTTGCTCCTTAGAGAAAAGATTAGCAAAATACTGTCCGTTGTGTACACAAAAGGATAGCACTGAAACAATCATTCAATATAAAGACACAACAATAACTTTACCGGGAGAAACACTGTATATACAAGATACGTTGTATTGTGACTCCCTTGGTAATGTATTGTCTAAACTAAATGGAGTTCTTAGAGATAAGGATGGTAAAATTTTAAGTTTACAAACCAAACTCCAGAATAATGTGTATACTTCAAAGGCAACTGTTGATACAGTGTATAAAGTAATTAAAGGCAATGATGTATACCACACTAAAGTAGTCACCAAAACATTAAAGCCAGAAAGAATTAAATACATCCCTAGTTGGGTGATCTTTCTAGCTTATGTAGGAGGGATTGTGTTATTCATCTTGTTAATCTATATATTATTCAAATTGATTTCAAGAAGACTACCATGAAAACTAAAATAACTCTCCTTACTTTGTCAATACTTTCTTTTGTTTCTCCAATTGAACTAAGTGCTATTCTCCTAATGTTTGTCATCTTAGTTGATACAATTATCAAACTTATCTCTCTTAAAAAGATTGCTTGTGATGAAAATAGAAAATACAGAGATGTATTTAAATCCAAAATACTTAGAAGAGGGTATATTTTTAAAGCTTTAGGTTACTATGTTGTAGCTATTGCAATACTTCCGTTAGATTATTATGGCTTTACACCATTTACTCAAGGGTTACTTAAAGCAACTGGATATGATATTGTAATACCAACTAAAGCTATTTTTACAAATGCACTTATTTATATATTTGCAATTATAGAGTTATCATCTATTAATGAAAACTGGTTTGATCTTACAGGCAATAATATATTTAAATCAGTGTTCAAAGTAGTTAAAACTATTAGAGGAGGTATTGAGAAAGTATCAGATACCTACAAGAACATAAAAGAATAATCTATGAGTTATAGTTTTTTACAGGAAGAAAAATCTCCAAAAATTTTAGTTCAAGCAGTAAAGCTTATTGGTACTAAAGAAGTTGTTGGTAAACAACACAATCCTGTAATTATGGACTGGGCTAAAGAACTTAAG